CGTTTCTTTTTTTTTGCCCAAATTTAGCCTAATTTTATTGACGTTTTGTTTTTAAAATATGTCAAAAATAGGCCAAAATATGTCAAAAATGCTTTTTTGTATTGCGTTATGTGTAATAAGGGTAATTGACGTACATTATGGTATCTTTAATGTATGGGTAAACGTGGTCGCATACCAAAACAAGCTAACCGTACTGTCGGTCATAGAGATAATAATATATCTGTGTTGCCAGGTGGCCGTAATAGTAAGCCACCTAAACCAAACTATAATTGGTTAGCTAAAACACGTACATATTGGCAAAACTATTGGGAAAGCGATCTATCAAGCACAGCACAAGAAGTAGATCACCCTGCTTTTTATAGATTGTTCCAATATTACGACGAAACAGAAAGAGCAAACAGAACAATACGTAAAATGGGATCAGAGGGGCTTTTGGGTATTGGATCAACAGGCCAACCAACAATAAATCCCTTAATTACACTTACATTAAAACTTGAAGAAAAAATACTAAAACTAGAGCAAGAACTAGGTTTAACACCACTTGCACGTCAAAGGCTAGGTATTGCCTTTGGTGAAGCACAAATGGGCTTTAAACAACTTCAACAACTTTTACAAGAAGATGACGAAAAAGAACTTGATGATCCTAGACTGTTAATGTTGGAAGAAGAATAATGTATAAACCATTACCAGACTTTATAGATATACAAGATAGTGAGATTGACGGCAAAGGCTTGTTTGCTAAACAAATAATTAAAGAAAATACAAATATAGGCATTTCACACGTTATGTTAAATGATCCGTCAATATGGATCAGAACACCCGTAGGTGGTTTTGTAAATCATAGTGATAAGCCAAACTGTATGATTGTTATAGATCAAGCGTTTACGCATTTGTACTTTTTGTTTACAACTGAACAAATAATGCCAGGTGAAGAACTTACAGTAAAATATAACACTTACAACCCAGAAGAAGAATAATGTCCGAAAAATGGATTTATCTTAACGACGGATCAAAAGTACATATTTCTTGGATTGATACAGAATTTGAAGAAGTAAAAGATGAAGAAGAATAATGATTGAATTACCAGAAACAAAAGGATCAAGGGTTGTAAAGTTTATTGAGAAGTTTTGTGTACACGGTGAGGGCGACTTTTTTGGCGAACCTTTTAAATTAGATGATTGGCAAAAAGCATTAATTTACGAACTGTATGAGCTTGATGACAAAAAACGTAGAAAATATCGTGAAAGCATGATTGGTCTGCCAAAAGGCAACGGCAAGTCTGCGTTGATCGCTGCACTTGGACTTTATGAACTTTTGGGTGCAGGTGTTACTTCACCACTTGTTGCGGTAGCAGCTGCGTCTTATGAACAAGCAAATCTTGTTTTTGGCACAATGAAAACTATGTGTAATGAAAGTCCATTACTTAGAGATATGGTTGAAACATACGAAAACGAAATACAAGTGAAAAATGCACCGGGTAGAGCTTTTAGAGTTGCGGCAAAGGCGGGAACAGCTGACGGTGGAAGAAACAGTTGTTTTATTGCAGACGAAATACATGAGTGGAATAACATCAACCTAGAAAGAGTTTATTACGTTTTATCAAACAATACGGCTAAAAGACAAGACGGATTGGTTATTAGCATTACAACAGCAGGTTATGATCTTGATAGTCTTGCAGGTCGTTTATATCAAAGGGGTTTACTTAAAGAAAGTGGTAAATCAGACGATCCAGAATTTTATTTTAAATGGATTGGTGCAAAAGATACAGACGATCCAAGCGACAAAGAACTATGGGCAAAAGTCAATCCCGCAGTACAAAATGATTGGTGGCCTATTGAAAACTTAGATAGAAGATATAAAAGTTTACCAATACATGAATTTCAACGTTATCACCTAAACCAATGGACTAGAACAGAAGAAGAAAGTTGGATAACCGCAGAACAATGGTCGGCGTGTCAAGATGAAGAACTAGAACTAGAAAAAGGCCTTGATACATTTGTTGGTATTGATATGGCCTTACGACACGATAGCGTTGGCATAGTTTACGGTCAAAAAGATGAAAATGAAGTTATAAGTGTTAAATCAAAGATATGGTTGCCAAATGATGAAAAATATATGGACTACCAAGAAATAGAAGCATTTGTTGTAGAACTTATGAAAAAATACAATGTAAAAGAAGTTGCATACGATCCTGCCTTTTTTGAACGATCTGCACAGGTATTACTTGATCGTGGCGTGCCAATGGTAAACTTTCCACAAACACATAGTCGTATGATACCTGCGTGTGGCAACGCTTATGATCTAATTGCGAATTCAAGAGTAAGACACGACGGCGACCCAACGTTTTCGGATCAAGTTATGTCTGCTGCACAACGTGTAACTGATATGGGTTGGCGATTATCAAAAGGTAGATCAAAAAGAAAGATTGATAGTTGTATAGCAATGGTGATGATGTTGGATCGTATAACTGCACCCGATCCAGAGAGTAATGAACCAGACGTTGCTATTATAAATTTATGAAAAACATTATAACAACGTTGATAGAAGTAGTCGGGGCAAGTCTTATAATTTATGGGGTATATACAATAAATGTTTCGTTTGCAATAATAATTGCAGGAATATTTTTAATTATAGGAAGTTATTTGACAGTTAGATGAGTTTATTCAAAAGAGAAAACAGGGACGCAGCTTTAGGCAATCTTACAGACTTATTAGCCCTTAGAGAGGGCGGCCTAAGAAATTATAGCGGTGAAGAAGTCAATGAACAATCCGCACTTGGTATATCAACAGTTTTTAGTGCAATATCTTTACTAGCAGACAGTATTGCTTTACTTCCACTTAAAACAATGAGATATGACGGCCAAAAAGTAATACATACAGAAAAACCTAAATTTTTAGAAAAACCAAATGTTGCACAAGATATTTCAATGTTTTCTCTTGTTCATCAAACAATATCTACATTAGCAATGCACGGTAACGCATTTATCTTGGTTGATAGAGATAGACAAGGTAGGCCTGTACAACTTACGCCAATACACCCAGAAAAAGTAAAAGTTGAAATGGATAACGGTAAAAAATGTTTTATGCTTCAAACAAAAAGAGGTAGTTACGATAGAAAGATAACTACGTACAATATGTTGCATTTGATATGGTATCAATATCCAGGGCAACTTGTTGGGGTAAGTCCATTAAGAGCAAACGGAAATACATACGGTTTAGCATTAGCAATGGAAAGGCATTTATCACAGTTTTACGGTCAAGGTGGTACACCGTCAAGTGTTTTAGAAACTGATAGAGATTTGACTGCGGAACAGGCAACTGTATTGAAAGAAACATGGCTTGGTAATCATAATAGAAATAGAAAACCCGCAGTATTGACAGGTGGCCTTAAATGGAAAGCAATAAGTGCGGCAGCAGGTGATGAGCTTATTGCAGCAAGAGATCAAATCACACATGAAATAGCAAGAGTGTTTAGAATACCTGCACATTTACTATTGGCAAAAGACGGATCAAACGTATATTCAAATTTAGAAAGTAACGGACTTGCATTTATACGTCATACTCTTTTGCCTTGGATCAGAAGAATAGAAGATAGTTTTACTACACTTTTACCCGGAAAACAAGTTGTTAGATTAGATACAGACGAATATGCAAGGGGCGATCAATTAAGTCGTGTAAGGTCGTTTCAAGTTGCAATATCTTCGGGTATGATGACACCAAACGAAGCACGGTCAAAATTAGATTTAGAACCTTATGAGGGTGGCGACAAGTTCTATATAGGGCTACAAGGTGCATTAATTGATCCTACATTGCCACCACAAGGTGTTGATGAACATGATCCGACAAATATAGTAAATGAACAATAATGCCTTATTCAATAAGTACAGACGCTGAAGATTGCAACGGTTTTGCAGTAATTAAAGATGATGACAAAACAATTATGGGTTGCCATGAAACTGAAGAAAAAGCAAAAGATCAGATAACAGCACTAAATATTGCTGAAACAGAATACAAAAGACAAGCAAACCCAGATCAAGATATTTACGAAACACAAGAGGAAGCTGAAGAAAAAGCAAAAGAAATAGGTTGTGTTGGATCACATACACACGAAATAAACGGCAAGACGTATTTTATGCCCTGCGACAAAATGTCAGATTATGAAGAAATAACAGGTATGAAACACAAAGACGAAGATGATACAACATTAGTAAGTTATAACAGCGAACAAAGGGCAGTAGATAGAAAACCGCCTAAATTTATGCAAGAAAACGCACAACGTGGTTTGGATAATTTAAACAAAGCAGGGGACGGTTTAGTAGACGAAACTGTAAGACAAGCAAGGATTATGGCAAGAGGTGAACAACTTAGCATAGCAAAAATTAGAAAAATAGCACCTTGGCATAAAAGACATTTATCTGATCTTGATAGAGAAAAATCTAATCCTAATGATCCAGATACTTGGCGAGGATCAGATATCGCTTTTTTATTGTGGGGTTCTAATCCTTGGACTGATCCACTACAAGCAGCTGATTGGGCAGAAAGGAAAGTTGCACAACTTATTAATGAGGGTGAGCTAGAACCTAGACAAAGTGAAAGTTCTACACCTGCACCAAAAAAAGACCAAATAAAAGGTTCTAAGAAAAACAAACCCGGAAGTGCAAAAGGTAAAGCAGGTGGTATAAAGTTTTCAGAAGCAACTACAAAGTCAATAAAGACTGTTGTTGATGAACATAATGAAGAAGTATCAAATATGGCTTCATGGCGACGTTTAGGTATGGGAACAGCAAAAAGTGTTGTACGTAGAGGTTTTGGGGCATATAGTACATCACACCGCCCTGGAGTTTCAAGAAACGCTTGGGGTTTAGCTAGACTACGTGCTTTTAGTTATTTGTTAAAAAACGATAGACCAAAAAATGCAAAATACATTACAGATAATGATTTATTGCCAAAAGAACACCCTAGATATTCTGCAAAAGAAAAAAAATCACAAGATCAACACATAGAAGTGTTTGATAGGGTTGTTGCTATATCACAAACGATAGAACTACAAAAAAACAACACTAATCTAAAAGAAATGGATAGACTTACAGAAAATAGAAGTTTTACTTTTGCAGCAGTAGAAGAACGTCAAGATCAAGACAGCGATACATTATTATTTACAGGTTATGCTTCTGTCTTTGATAAACCTTATGGTGTAAGAGATAGTAGAGGACAATACAACGAAACTATCAAACCAGGTGCATTTAAGAAAACATTACAAGAACAAGACGACGTAAGATTTTTAGTTAATCACGACGGTATACCACTAGCTAGAACATCAAGCGGTACTTTAAATTTAGAAGAAGATGAGTACGGTTTGTTTGTTAGGGCAGAGCTTGATCCTAGCAATCCAACCGTTGCAGAAGTCGCAAGTGCAATGAAGCGTGGCGATCTAAACGAAATGTCATTTGCGTTTGCAGCAATGCGTGATGACTTCAACCAAAACGGGGACGAAAGAACAGTATCGGAAGCAAGATTGTATGACGTAAGCGTTGTAACATATCCTGCAAATCCGTGGGCAGGGGCAAAATTACGTGGTCTTGATATTGAAGATTTACATAGATCACTTGTTGAAGCTAGGTCTGGTGAACAGGCAGCAGAAGTTTTAGAAGATTTTATTAACAAAGTTGAAGATAACGACGGTGTTGATAAAAAGCGAAGTAACGCACAAGTTGAGCTTTTAAAATTAAAGTTAGAACGGGACGGTATTCGCTAAGACGTAACGCCGTGGTAAAAGCCGTGTATCACACTTACCTATCACACCTTACGCAGAAGTATAAGAAAAAAGTACAAGGAAATACATACTATGAAAAAGTTAATTGAAGCTAGAGATAGTAAAGTAGCAGAACTTGACGGTCTTTTAGAAGAACTAGATGAGATGACAGAGGGTGAAGAATTTGACGGCAAACTTGCAAGATCAAAAGATTTACACGTTGAAATCAAAGATTTAGAAGAAAAAATTACCGACGCAAGAGAAGCTGCTGAAACTCTAAAAGCAGTTAAAGAAAGCAGAGAAGAACTTGGCGTTGAGGACGAAGAAGTTGTTGAACAAGAAGCAATCGTTGAAGTCAATGAGCCAGATATATATAGAAAGGGTGGCGAACACTCATTTATATCTGACGCTTGGCAATCACGTTCTGGTAACGGTGCAGCACAAGAAAGACTTAACAGACACCAAGAATTTGAAGCTAGAGATGTAGGCACAGGTGCTTTTGCAGGATTAGTCGTACCTCAATATCTTTTAGATGAGTACGCACCAATCGCAAGAGCTGGTTCGGCATTATATAACGCTGTTCCTAAAAAACCATTACCTGCATACGGTATGAAAGTAGAAGTTTCTAGAATTACAACGGGTTCTGAAGCAGCAGAGCAATCAAGCCAAAATTCAGCAGTACAAGAAACAAATATGGACGACACCTTATTGACAGTCAATGTTGATACTATTGCAGGACAGCAAGACGTATCAAGACAAGCACTTGAAAGAGGGGGACAACCAGGTTTCAGTCTTGAAAATATTATTTTCCAAGACTTAATTGCTGCATATTACGGTAAATTAGATAGCTTAATGTTTGAGGGTTCGGGATCATCTGGACAACCTTTGGGAATTAGAAACGTAAGCGGACAAAATACGGTTACTTACACAGACGCAACACCAACTGTTGGTGAAGCGTTCCCTAAAATAGCTGACGCAGTACAGCAGATCAATGCAAATCGTTTTGCACCTGCAACTGCAATCCTTATGCACCCAAGACGTTGGGGTTTCTTTACAGCAGGAGTAGACGGAAATTCAAGACCGTTAATCACACCTGCGGGAAATAACCCAGACAACGCAGTTGGTATCGGGGACGCAGCTGCTTACGGAGCAGTAGTTGGAAACATACTTGGACTACCTGTTATTACAGACGCAAACATTACTACAACTGACGGTGGCGGAAACGACCAAGATCAGATTTACGTATTGAAAGTGGACGATCACATTTTGTTTGAAGATAATATCTTCCAACTTAAATTTGAAGAAACCAACGCAGGATCATTAACAACAAAAATGGTTGTGTATGGTTACTCTGCCTTTGCTTCTGGAAGATACCCAGCGGGTATGACAAAGATACAAGGTACAGGTCTAGTAACACCTACTTTCTAATTTATTAGAATATTTGTGTATGTGTGCCTATCTGTGGCTAGGCACACAGCACATTAAAGGAAAAAGAAATGAATAAAGAACAAAAAAAAGAATATATAGAAAGTTTAAAAGCAGAACTAAAAGGTTATGAAGTTAATAAAGATAAAAAACGTGCTGAAGCAGTTAAAAAAGAAATTGCAAAAATGGGTGGAAAACTTGAAACAGCAAGTAAAAAACCTAAAGCCGAAAAAAAAGTAGCTAAGAAGTAATCATGCCCTATCATTACGGTAAGCCTATGAAAGGCAAGAAAAAGAAGAAGAAAGGCCGTAGGGGTAGGTAATGGCTATTACAAATGGCTATTGCAACCAAAATCAACTCAAAGCATTTATCGGAATACCTACAAGTGATAGTGTTGATAATGACTTACTTGATGACGCTGTAAACGCCGCTAGTCGGCAAATTGACGCATTTTGCGGCAGAATATTTTATGCCCAAACAAATGCAACCGCTAGAAAGTTTTTTACAAATCACCCTTACAGATTATTAGTTGATGATATATCAACAGATACAGGTTTAGTCGTTAAATTAGATGATGATGATGACGGCACATACGAAGTTACAGTAGCTAGTACAGAGTTCCAACTATTACCTATAAACGGTGTAGTGGGCGGTATTTTAGTAAGTCCATTTTATGTTGTTGAATTATTTTCTGGTGGTAGCCAAGAGTGGCCGTTAGATTTTTCAAGCAATAGACCACGTGCCGAAGTTACGGCAAAATGGGGGTTTCCAAGCGTACCAGAACCAATTAGACAAGCAACACTTATGTTGGCTTCAGAATTATTTGCAATGCGTAATGCACCTTTAGGTGTTGCCGGGGTGGGTGATTTTGGAGTTGTAAACATACAACAAAACAGAGAAATAACTAGACTGATCGCACCATTTCGTAAAGGCACAGTTCTAGGGGTTGTCTAAATGGCGACACTATCCGAAATCACAGACGGTCTAAAAACAACATTAGGTAACATTTCTGGTCTTAGATGTTTTGACACAGTACCAGATTATGCAATAAATTTTCCTGCTGCATTTATAATACCTACGAATATTGAGTTTGATTTAGCAATGCAACGTGGTACAGATCAATACACGTTTGATTGTTTACTTGCAGTACAACGTTCCGATACCCGTACAGGACAAGACAAATTACATACATTTATAACAGGGCAGGGTAGTAGTAGTGTAAGACAGATTATATTTAATAATAGAACACTTGGTTTAACTGATACAGACGCAAGGGTTGTGTCAGTATCAAATATAAGTGCCGACGTTACCGTAAATGGGATTGACGCAATCGGGGCTAATATTGAAATCCAAGTAATAACAAAAGGTACAAGTTAGATGAAATATAAAATTATCGGAAATAAAAAAGTAATGGAAAAAGTCAAAGGCGATATAATCACAGTCAAAGACGAACAACAAGCAAAATCACTTATAAAAGCAGGACACATAGAACCAATCGCTGAAAAAAAAGAACCAAAAAAAGGTAAAAAGTAAGATATGGCAAAGTTTGTATTTAACGACGGTAAAGTTTTTGCAGGTGGATATGATCTATCTTCAAACATTACAAGTGTAAACCTTGATATATCCGCAGACGAATTAGACGCAACAACAATAAATAGTGGTGGCTTTCGTTCAAGGCTTGGCGGATTGAAAGATAGCACACTTAACATGGACGGATTTTTTGAAGCAGGGGCAAATAAGCCAGACGCACTACTAGGTGCTTCTGTGGGCAATGAATTAGTTGTTACAACAGTACCAGACGCAGGGGTAGGTAACATTGCTTACTTTATGAAATCAACTTTATTTAGCTACAACATACTTGGATCAATAGGTGAAATAACACCATTTACAGTTTCTAAATCACAATCAAGTGATGTTGTTGTACGTGGTACGATCCAATTAGACGGATCGCTAACAACTTCTGGTAACAGCACAGGAACACAATTAGGGGCGGTTGCAGCAACAGAAAAATGTTATGCAGCAATCCATTGTTATAGTGTAAGTGGTACATCAACACCAACAATTACTTTTAAATTACAATCAGACGATAATTCAAGTTTTACAAGTCCAACTGACCGTATTACATTTACAGGCATAACAGCAATCGGTTCTGCTTTCCAAAGTGTATCGGGTGCAATCACAGATCAGTATTGGCGTTTGAATTACACAATCACAGGTACAAACCCTGCTTTCGGCATACATGCAACAATCGGCATAGAATAGGGTAATTGAAAAAATTACCAAAGTGTGGTATAATTAAAAAAAAGTAAAAATAAAGAAAGCGGGAAAAAAAGATATGTGGTTAAAATTTATCTGTTTTTACTGTCGTAAATCCAAACCTGTTTATGAAAGCGTAAGAATACAAACTTGTGCTGATTGTTTGGTTGAACGACAAAAGAACGGTGATGTACCGTCTGAAGAAATTGTTGTTTAAGTAATATCACACACAACTAAGCGTGGTTCTTTCTTAATAAAATATAGATAGAAAGGACGGTATTACATTGGCGAAATTTGTATTAAATAATGCAAGTGTAACTTTAAACAGCGTTGATTTATCAGATCATGTTAGTTCAGTTACTCTTGATATTACAGCTGACGAAATCGTAACAACCGCCATGGGCGACACATTTCAAAGTCGTACAGGTGGTTTAAAAGACGGAACACTATCAATAGAGTTTCATCAAGATTTTGCAAGTTCTGAAGTAGACGCAACATTGTTTCCATTGTTAGGTACTACGACTGCATTTATTGTTAAAGCAGACGCAGGATCAACAAGTGCTACAAACCCGGCGTATTCTGGTAATGTGTTGGTAAATCAACACTTACCTGTTGCAAACGGTGTGGGTGAATTAGCAACTATGAGTGTGGCATTTCCTACTTCTGGTACAATTACAAGAGCAACATCATAAGAAAGGATAACTACTTATGCAAAGCGGATATGTAATTGAATATCAAGACGGTAAAGAAATTGAAGCTGATATTAGGCCTATTGATCTAATAAAGTTTGAAAGAAAATTTGACGTTGGTTTTAGTGTCTTAGCTGATCCAAATGAAGCACGTTATGAACACGCTGCGTATTTGGCTTGGCTAGGTGCTAAACGTAAAGGCGAAACTAATGAGTTTGATAACTTTTTAGAAAACGTCGTGGGTATTAAAGAATACACCAAAGGTGATGACCCAAAAGCGAAATCCTAGACTTAGTTGCAAGATTAAGTGCTAGGACAGGTATAAGCCCAAACGATCTTTTAGATACACCAATAGAATTAATTACTGCTATCGCTAATGTCTTAACATTACAAAATGGCGACGATTGAACAAACAGGACGTGGACGGCAACTTGCTATAAGTGGTGCAGTTGGCGTTGCAGGTCTTAATGAATTTGTACGTAATTGGAAAAAAGTTGAACCAGAAATTGGTAAAGCAATTAGACGTGTCAATATTGAAATTTCTAAAGAAGTTGCAAATGACGCAGTAAAAAGAGGGCGTACACAAAACGTATTAGGTCGCCCTGTTCATAGGCGGGATTTAGCCGTGCGTGGTATAAAAGGCAGAGCAAGACAAAATCAAGCTAGTGTTGAAATTCAAGGACAAAAAAATGACGCTGTATTATCTTTAGAGTTTGGTCGTAAATATATTAATGTTCCAACACGATCTAAAAAACTTAAAAACAATAGAGCAGTTTCACAAACCCTTATTGGTCGTTTACCAAGTTCAAGACCAGGGGCAAGACCCCTTTATAGAAAATATGTAGGTGCAAAAGCATTTGATACGCAAAAAGGTGGTTATGTTGTTGGTGTAACTATACAAAACGCATTACCAGAGATACAAAAAGATTATTTGAACAAAGTAAATCGTGCAATAGAAAAAACATTAGAAATGAATAAAGTTGTTGATATACCAATACGAATATCTAGTAGCGGTACAACAGGTCTAGCAAGAGTACCAAAGGCAGCATAATGGCAGATAAAAAATTACGGTATGTATTTCTTGGTGATGAAACAAGTTTATTAAAAGCTATTCGTAGATCAGATACAGCAGTTGGTAAATTTGCAAAAGGTGTAACAAGAGTTGGATCGGCAGCTGCCACAGGTTTTGCAGTTGTTGGTGCAGCTGCTGTCGCCGCAGGTGTACAAGCAGTACAAGTAGCGTCTGACGCTAATGAAGCGGGGGCGGCCTTTGATGAAACGTTTGGCACAGCAGCTAAAAGTGCAGGTGAGTTTGTTGAGGATTTTGCAAATAAGGCGGGTTTAGCAGACTTTGAACTAAAACAATTACTTGCTACTTCTGGTGCAGTTCTACAAGGTATTAACTTTACAGCAGAGGGATCGGCAGACTTATCACAAAAACTAGCGACTTTAGCAGGTGATGTTGCGTCATTTAGTAACGTCCAGGGTGGTGCTGAACCTGTTTTACAAGCATTTACAAAAGCACTTTTAGGTGAACGTGAAAGTCTTAAAACATTTGGTATAGCAATACTTGAAGCTGACGTACAGCAACAAGCGTTCATAATGACAGGTAAGACAAGTGCAAAAGAACTTACCAAACAAGAAAAAGCATTAGCAACGTATGAATTACTTTTGCAAAAAACAAAAGTCCAACAGGGCGATCTCAATAGAACACAAGAGAGTTTTGCAAACGTAAGTCGTAAAGTATCTGCTGAATTAAAAGAAGTACAAGCAAATTTAGGTAAAGAATTATTACCTGTTGCTTCTGAATTACTACCAATAATAAGTGAATTAGTAGAAGATTTAGCAGAGGGTTTTGCACCAATTATGCAAGAACTTGCACCGATTATACAAAGGGTGGTTGATTTATTTCAAGTATTAGCACCTGTGTTACTGCCAATGTTAGAAAACGGATTTAAAGCATTAGCAAAAGTATTTGATATTGTTGTATCTATTATTGAATTTGGCGTTGGTGTATTTAATGATAACAATGACGCAATAGATCAAGGTAACACATTTTTAGAAAAATACGGTCTTACAAATAAAGATGTAACTACAAGTCTTTACGGAACAAGTAAAGCTACAAAAGAACAAGCAGATAAAGAAAAATTAAAAAACAATTTAATACAACGTGGTATCGCAATGACAGAATATTATTCAAGAGTTTACAAAGATCAATATACACCTGCACACGTAGACGCAAGAACAGAAATAGAAAAAGAACAAGACACCCTTGAAAGTATGATTGAGAGCAAAAGAGAAGCTACTGAAGTAGCAAGGAAAGAAGCAGAAGCATTAATGAAAGAAACTGTCCCTGCATTACAACAACTTAGATCGGCTAGACAAAAAATACTAAGTATTCAAGAAAGACAAATTGAAGCTGAAAAAGCACTTAAAAAAGCACAAGAAGAATTAATTGACGCAAATAAAGAACTTTTAGATATTGACGAAGATTTACTTGGTGCAAATGATGAACTTGTTAAAGCTAATGAAAAAATCAAACAAGCAGAAGAAGATGTTGAAAAAGCAAAGATAAAAGCAAAAGAAGTAACTAATGAAGAACGTTTGGCAATATTACGTCAAGAAGAAGCTGTACAACGATTATCAGAAGAACAAGACGGATCAGAAATTAAAACTATTGAACTTGCTTTAGCAGTTGAAAGATTGTCTGAATTAAGAGATCAAAGTGTTGGTATTGATAGAAATGTAGAAGAAGCAGAAAGAAACTTATCAGAAGCACAAAGAGAAGCAGAACGTGTCCAAGAAAAAATAAATAGATTATTAGAAGAAAAAGAAAAATTACGTCTTAGGGAAATAGATTTAACAGAGAAAGTAAAAGAAAAACAAGATGATCTTAATAAATCACATACAAGCAATGTTGATGTTTTACTAGAATTAGCTTCTGCCCAAGAAAGTTATAACGAAGCATTGGCGAAATTAGGCAACGGCAAATTAGAACAAACGTTACAACATATTCGTGATTTAGCAAAAGACGCAATGAGTAATTTAAGTGGTTTATTTGGTGCTGACACTTCTGGTGGTGGTGGTGGTACACCAGATAGTGATGACACACCATTTGATGACGATACAATAGATGAACTTGTAGATGATACAACAGGAAAAAAACCACCAAAAGTAGTTGAAGATTTAATTGCAGCAAATGCACGTGATTTATCAAGAACAGCTAATGCCGCACGTGGATTGGCAAGAGCTGAAGCAATGGGTGGTGCAGCTAGATTTGGGGAAGTTACAATTAATTTTCACGGTACTGTAACCAATCCAGAAGAAATGAAAAATGTTGTTGTTGGTGGAATAAATGAATTTAACAGAACAGAGGGCGATATAAACAGAATAATTAATAGGGCAATTTAGTTTCTAATGGCAGCACCAACACTTAGAGTGAGAATTGGATTTACACCAGATACATTTACGCTTGATGATTTAATACGTGGTGTTTTAGATACAGGCAAACTTGGTGGTGCTACAACACTTAGTGATGTAACTTCTGACGTACAATCTGTAAGTATAAATAGAGGTAGATCAAGAGATACAGACAGCTTTTTTACAGGGTCATGTAGCGTAAGATTACTTAATAACGAACGTAAATACGAAAATACAAACACATCTAGTGCATTTTCGCCTGGTATAGAACCATTGATAGAAATTCATGTGGACGCAACAACAGACGGTGGATCAACTTACAAAGATTTATTTGTAGGTTTTGTAACTGATATTAATTTATCTTATCCAGACGGCAACAACTCTTTTGCAGATTTTGTTGCTTCTGACGCATTTATGAAGATAGCAAATACAAAACTTATAAATCAAAGTTTTTCTTCTGCAACAAGTGGCAACCTAATTACGTCAATATTAGATAATACACAAGTTAAATTTGGTGCAAATAGAGATATTGAAACAGGAATAAGTACAATGCAGTCATTAAGTGGTATAACAGAAAATACATTGTCGGTATTACAAACGGTAGAGAGATCAGAAAATGGATCATTGTTTATGTCAAAGTCTGGTGATCTTACTTTTAAATCAAGGCATACAACGTTCCCAAGTTCTGTTGCAGCTACGTTTTCAGACGACGGATCAGATATACCATATTTAAAAGTTGATTATATAAACGACGATAACGAAATATTTAACATTATATCTTTGCAAAGATTAAACGGAACAACACAAACAGCAGAGGACGCAGGAAGTCAAGGTAAATATTTAATACGTACACTTAATAGAACAGGTCTATTTAATAATTCAGATACAGAAGTTTTAGACGCAGCAAACTTTTTACTTGGTAAATTTAAAGACGCTTTAATAAGGTTTGACAATTTAGTTGTAGATATAACTGAACAAAGTACATCTAATCAAAATACAATATTAGATCGTGATGTTACAGATATTATAAAAATAGAGCTTACACCGCCTGGTGGTGGTAGTCCAAGTCAAATAACAGCTAATGAAATTATTGACAGTATTTCTTACAATATTACACCAGATATTTTTGTAGTTTCATACAAATTATCAAATGCAGACGTACAAGCATTTTTACGTTTAGATAATACGTTATTTGGTATTTTAGATACAGATAAGTTGGGTTACTAATGACACACGTACAAACACAAGAAACAAAAGGAATAAACTAAAAACATGGCATTATCTGGATATAAAGAATTTTCAACAGGTGAAGTATTAACTGCGGCTAACGTAAATAATCACCTTATGCAAGTAATTATGGTGTACGCTGACAGTACCGCTAGGGACGCAGGTATAACATCTAGTAAAAGAGAAGAAGGGCAATTTGTCTTTTTAAAAGATAGTAATACATTACAATTCTACGACGGATCATCTTTTGTTGATTTTATTGGTGAGGGTGATATTACAGGTGTTACGATCACAACAAGTAGCACTTCTGGTTTATCTGGTGGTGCAGCTGCAACTTCTGGTGCTTTTTCATCAACATTAGTTATAGCACCAAGTCAAGCAACTTCCGCAACAGTCGCAGGATCGGATATTGTTTTGATCGGGGACGCAGACGATAGTAATAATTTAAAAAGAACAACAGCACAGGATATAGCTAATTTAGCGGGTGGTGTTACATTAGGTTTAGTTTTAGCACTTAGCTAGGAAAGGAAAGTAAATTGGCCGACGTATTAGAGGGTGTTGTAGGAACATTAGGAACTAGCAACGCCGACTTACTTGACGCAGTAGGTTCAAGTACAACTGAAACAATTATTGGTATGTCTTTTGCTAATGTTAATTCAAGCAGTCAAGACGTTACCATTGATATTGAAATAGTTAAATCTGGTGGATCAACTACACCACATTTGTTAAATGATGTAACTGTACCCGCAGGTACAACGCTTGTTTGGGAAACAAAGGTAGTTTTGACAACAGGTGATAAAATACAAGGATTGTGTTCAGCAGCTTCAAGCATAGATTTTACAATTAACTATTTGAAACAAACATAGGTGTTCTATGTCATTTGGTTATATTGGCGACACATCTACAAGTGTCAAGCAAAAGGTTAAGAATAAAGGCATATTAACTACACAAGAGAGCTTTGATTTAGAACGACAAGGTTTTCTAGGTGGTAGCTTAGAACTTATTGAGGAACAAACTGTATCGGGAGTAAGCTCTGTAAATTTTACAAATATAAAAGGTGCAAAGTTTGATGTACACTTTTTACAGTTATTAAATATTTCTACCTCTGATGATAATGAAGAAATACAAATAAGATTTTCTAATGATAGTGGTAGCAGTTATGAGGCAAGTGGCTACCATAGTGCCAGAGACCAAGGTAATGCTAGTGGAAGTTTTAATCAATTAAAATCAACATCTGCTGATGCAATCACAATAGCAAACGCAATAGGTAATGCGACAAATGAAAAAGGACACTCATATTGTTATTTATATAGTCTAAATAATTCATCAAAATTTAGTTTTACAACTACGCATTCAGTTTTAGTTAACAATACAACTGTTTTTAATTTTGATTATGGTATTGGTGTTTATCCTGTTGCAGAAACTATAAACGCAATACAAGTTTTACTTGATGACAGTTCTAATATTACAGGCACAATAAAACTTTTTGGTGTGAAACAATGAGTAATCTTAGATTTTTAAACGAAACAACTGTTGGTAGTTCTGTATCTACTGTTGATGTTACAGATGTTTTTACAAGTGATTTTGATATTTATAAAATTGTTGTACCTCAAATGGTTACAAATGGAACAGCCTCAACAGATGTTGCTATGAGGTTTATAAATTCTAGTGGAAGTATTATAACTGCAAGTGAATATGATTGGGCAAACAGAGGAATAAGGGCATATACAACATATTTAGATGAAAGAGATGATAATGATGTATATATACAAAAATTTGGACAAGCCGACCAAGAGCCAGAGGGAACAAGTATTGTAAGTTATATTTTTAATCCTTTTTCAAGTTCAAGTTATACTTTTGTAATTTGGCAGGATAGTTTTTCTTTTGGAAGTGGTAAAGGCGGGGGGAAAGGTATTGGAGTTTTAACAGAGTTGTCAAGCGTTACAGGGTTTCGTTTACATGCAATTAGTCAAACTAGACCATTTGATAGTTCAAAAATAAGGACTTATGGATTAAGGGTTGACACATAATGGGATTATTACAAGTAGCAACAAGTACAGTTACAAGTGAAGTAGCAAGTGTTACTTTAACAGGTATAGATACAGAGGATTGTGTTTATATGGTAACTGTAAATAATTTTGTATCTGTTAGTGACGGAACAACTTTACGAGCAAAGGTAACTGTAAGTGGAACAGAACAAACAACAAGCAATTATCAAAGAGCTAATAAAACACTAAATGCTAGTGCTTCTTTTTCAAATGATAGTAATACACAAGCTGCGTTTTATCTTGCAAATGCCATTGGAAGTGCTGCAAATGAACAATCAAATTTAATTTTGTATCTATATAATTTTTATAAATCAGATGAATTTTCTTTTATATCAAATGAAGTAGCTTTTATTAATAGTTCAGGACAATTACAGGGTAGGCAGGGTGGTGCAGCTTATAAAGTTGCAGAGGCACATGACGGATTACATTTTTTTGCAGGAACAGGAAATATTGAAAGTGGAACTTTTACACTTTACAAAATAATATGAGGTATAGATGAGTAAAGAATATGGCTACATAGGTAAAGAAGTTACACAGGCTTTTTTTGATAATAAAGGTATTTTTACACCACAAGATATTATTGAGCTAGATCAAGAAAATAAATACAGTACTTTTGGACAACTTGAACACATACAAACACAAACTGCAAGTGATGTTTCAACTTTATCTTTTGATAATATCAAAGAAACAGAATACAAAGTTCACTTTATCACAATGAGCGATTACGTTCCAACTGTTGATAATAGACACATAAGGATAAGATTTAAAAACGCAGGTACAACTGACACAGGTAGTAATTACGAATATGCCATGCAGAGAAACACAGCCTCAACAGGATCAGAATTAAAATCAGCAGGTGATACTAAGATGTGGCAAGTTTACAGTACAGGATCAGCTACTAATGAAACTGCACATGGTTATTGTTATGTTTACAATGCAGGGGATAGTAATAAATTTACTTATATAACTACTCAATACACAAATATAAATAAAGATAGTAACCAAAATTCTAATTTTACAATGGCAGTTTATAGGGTAGCTAATCAAGTCAATGGAATTGAATTTGGTACAAGTGGCGATAACATTTCAAGAGCTACATTTTCTTTGTATGGTATTAGAGGTTTATAATGTCTAGTTTACAATTTTTAAAAACAGTTGAAAACACTTCTGGAAGAATTACAACTTTTTCTATTACGGATTGTTTTCCAAGTAATTATGAAGTTTTTGTTGTTCATTGTCTAGCAAATACTTATTCAGATTTAGCAAGACAAGTTGATGTTAGATTAATTGATAGTAGCGATAGCGTTATTTCAGATAGTGAATATACTTACGCAAGATTACAATTAAGAAGTAACGCTTCATACAATGAAGTAAATTCTACTTCTGATACAAATTGGGATAGGCCATTTTGTACAAATGACAATGATCCAGAGCCCGCAACAGGAATATTATACTTATTCAATCCTGCAAGTAGTTCAAAATTTACTTACTGTTTAGCACAAGGTGTAAGTATGAACGGCTCTGGAGCAGTTAGAGGTGCTAAATTTGTTGGTGTACATAAATCAGCAGAAACAATAACAGGATTACAAATATTTAATTCCGATAACGCAATAGATGACGGAACAAAACTTACAGTCTTTGGTGTTAAATAATGTCAAGTAGTCTTATTCTTTTAAGTGAAGTTAATGCAACAAGTGGTGCTACTGCAAATATTACTTTTACTGATACAAGTTTTGATGTTTACTTTTTACAATTTAATAATGTTCGTTGTGATACAGATGATAAAGATTTAAACTTTAGATTTACAGCTAGTGGAACTGCTGATAGTTCAGCTAATTATGAATATGCAGTTTATGAACTTAGAGCTGATAGTACACATGTAAATAGGGGTGCAACAGGACAAACATCATTACCCGTAAATATATCTGGACAAGGAACAGGTACAGGTGAAGCATGTAATGGAAATATTTACGCTTTTAACTTTAATAACACAGGTGAATTTAGTCATATAACAATGGAAATTACAATGTTTGATTTTGTAGAAAGAATATTTGGTTGGCAGGGTGGTGGTGCGCTGAAAGCTGTTGGTGCAAGAAATGGTTTCGAATTCTTCTGGGAAAGTTCAGCTAATTTTTCTAGTGGAACATTTAAGTTGTATGGACTTGTCAAATAATATCAAACAACAAGATTGAAAACATTAGAAAGATAGTATAAATACATGGCAACAAAAGAAGAATTACAAACCCAAGCCGACGCAGAAATAGAAGCTGCAAAGCCAATGTACAAGCAAGTCAACAACGAAAGACTTGAATTTACTGACGCTGACTACGATCAAGCAAAAATTGATTTAGGGAACTCAAAATGGGAAGCACAACAATTCGGATATATTTCTGCAAGACAAGAAAGTTATCCTGCATTAGGTGAACAACTAGATATGTTGTACCATGATATGACTTCGGGCAAAGGCGATAAAACGGGTGAGTGGTACAAAGCTATCAAAAAAATAAAAGACGATAATCCTAAACCAGAGTAATGAACAATCCGAACGGATTTACTCAAAAGGAACTCTTATTAGAGGTAATCGCAAATCAAAAAAAATTTGACGATAAATTATCAGAAATTCATCAACGTATAAATCAAAGGCCAACACGATCAGAGATAACAGGTTGGCTAATAGCAGTAGCAAGTTTGGGTGCAATAATAAATAGTATAATGTCTTAATTCACACTTAAAAGAAAGGCATTATATGTGTAATCAAACTTGTCAAGCAGGTTTTTGTAGTTGCGGGGGATAATAAATTGTGCTTGATAAATTCTTTACTTTTTTAAGAATATCGTTAGTTGTTTTTTTAATTTATCCTGGACAGTCATTTGCAGATCATGTACCAACGCAACCTGCATACAATCAATCAATAGCACTTGATACATCAACAGGTGATCTAACTATTGGTATATATTCTTCAGACGGTTTTGAGGAAAGTCCACCAGAAAAATATACAATATTCTTTACGATAAGCGATAACGCTATTGATACAACTACGTCATTTTGTGTATCTACGTCTTTTGGACACGGTACAAATCTAACTTGGCAGTATCATGTTTTTTCTTTGGAAGATTTACAATATTACTTTGAAAATCCATACGGTACATTTAGAACAAAGATTAGATCAGATAACGATACAGACAACAGCTTTAGTACACTTACGGCAGAACAGACAATATCAATACCAAATCAATTACCGTTTATAAATCTTGGTGAGTGGACTGCACCAACTGACACTTGTAACGACACATCTACTACAACAACTACTACAAGTAGCACAACAACTACTACAAGCAGTACAACAACGACTACAAGCACTACAACAACAACTACTACAACAAGTACCACAACTACGACTGTACCGCCTACAACAAGCACTACGACGACAACAGTACCACCTACAACGACTACAACAACTATACCGCCAACTACAACTACTACTACAACTACTTTGCCACCTAAACCAGAACCAGAGCCAGAACCAGATATATATATTGCACCAGAACCAGAGCCAGAACCAGAACCAGAAATAGTTGTGGTAATTATAGGTGGTGAAGAACAAGAATACACAGAAGAACAAATTGAACAAGGGGACGCAGAAAGAGATCAACAAAGAACGAAAAACCAAGAGCTTTACGGCGATCAATGTTTTGCTACTGACGAAGCTGTTGCCAGGGGTGATTGTGGCGATCCAGAAGAATTAGAGGTTATTGACGAAGAATACGAAGAAATAGAGATTATACAAGAAAAAGACGAAGAAGAAGTGTCAGAAGAATTTATAACAGAAGAAATG